GCATTACCGAAGCCGGTCAACAGCGTGTTGTTCACGGCATAGAAGCCATCGCACAGCCCGCCGTTGATGAGATCCATCTTGCGCTCGATGTTGGAGAAGTCGGAGGCCAGCACATAGCCGTCCACCACGCCGCCGGAATTGCCAGCGTTGTTGCCCCAGCCGTTGCCGCCCCAGCCGCAGAACGCGAACAGGAACAGGATGATGAGGAACCACGCGCCGTCACCGCCAAAGCCAAAGCCGTTACCGCTGCCATTGGCAGGGGCCACAGGCATGGTCATGGTGGGCATACCCTCGGAAAGAGACATAGTATCACTCCTTTTTATTGATGTAATTTATCTGAATCGCGGCCACGATCAAGAAACAAGTTACGTTTTGTCTTACGTTTCGTCTTACGTTTCGTCTTATGTTTCGTCTTATGTTTTGCTTATTCCATCAGACTTTGAAATTGCTTCGCCATCTGCTGGAGCTGGTTCAACTGCTGCTGCGTGAGCTTGCCGCTTTGCAATAGCTTTTCCACCTCTGCTTTTGGGTCGCCTTGGAAATTCGCCTTGAACTGCTTGAACTGCTGCACCATCTGCATAAAGCCGTTGCCACCGCCCATTGCACCGAAAAACGGATTATTCATCGCTCTTTTCCTCCTTGCGCTTCTTGCCCTTCATTTCGCTCACAAGCGCCGCCAGCGCGTCGAACTCCTTACGGGTCACATATTCCGCAGTGGGCGCTTTCTGCGTATCAGGAGCGCTTGCAAGCCGTTCCACAAGGTCATACACCTTGAGCGTCGGCTTGCCGCTTGCATCGGCCTGTTTCAGATACACCGTGGGAGCCGTCGAATCCCACAGCGCAACTGCCGCATTGGGCGCGACCATCCAGCTTCTTGCCTCCTGTTCGCCGGATACCCACTGCACGCCGCTCTGCGGCAGAGGATTTTGCGGCATCGGCGGTATGGCCTGCATCTGCTGCTGCCTCAGCTGGGCGAGGTTGTCCTGCATCGGCGACATATAGGGGTTTCCGTAGTATGGATAGTTCATGCTTCATCCGTCCTTTCCCAGTAATACAAGGGTGTTTCGGCTCCGGAATCCCATGTGTCGTGCCAGTCTCCGTCTATCACGCACACCACATGGGACACCAGCGCCAGCAGATATGTACCACGCGGGTGATCCATTGCAAAATCACTCACGGAATAGCTGTCCGAACAGTCATCCGGGATAATATGCCGTGTAAAGCCCAGTTTCTTGAGATACGCGCCCCACACGGTGTTGGCGCTGGGCATATCCGCAAGTGCCAGCCCCTGCATACAAAGCTGCACATACGTCTCATGCCAGCCCTGCCCCGTGGCGCGGCAGATCGCGCGAACAGGACAGTCTCCCACGTTCTTGCCGGAGGGATTCGGGTTATACCATACGAACATCACGACCACCTCTCTTTACCGCCAGCATACGGCAGATATTGCCGGAGAAAGCGTCAAGAAAAGGGCGAAAAAGTGCGTGAACATAAGAAAAAAAGACACACCTACACGGTGTGTCTTTTTTCTGCTCTCAGGCCGTCGGCCATTTTTTTGTATGCGGTACGGCGGCGGCGCTTTACGCCGTCAACCGATACGTTCATACGGAACGCCTGCTCCACGCAGCTTCGTCCCCGCACGTCGCATTCCGCGATACACTGTGCCTCCTCCTGCGGCAAGTCAAAAGATTGGATCCACGCGATAGCTCTCTTGGGTGCCATGCTATGCAGCATAGCCCGTATTTCACGGTGCTCCTGGTTCATCCTGCTTTACGCAGGCTTGCGGATCGCCTTGCGGCGGGATGGTGCCATAGGATGGTTGCCCTATCGCCCGTTGCTCCTTTCCTTGATTTACGGTGCTCGCCACCGGTTTTTCAATTCCTTCACGGACTCAACGCCCTGCTCATTTTTCATGATGCCCTCCACGCCCTGTCGCACGTCTGCCTCCTCATAGCCGTGCTCCAGCATCTCTTTATAGATCAGCCGCGCCGTCTCGGTGTCTTTGTCCTTCTGCGCCCGGTACAGCAGCTCGCACCACCGTTTTCGGTTCCCGGCGCTCCTGTCCATGCGATAGATCGCTTTTTCCATCTCAAACATTACCCGCACATTCCCTGTGTCGTTTGCGATGCTGCGAGCGATAGACCACATGTCGCGCCCCATGTTCCCAACGCTGATTCCAAAAACCTTGCTGCACATGAGCATGACCTGTTTCAGGTTGTAGGCCGTGGTGGTTTTTGAATCCCCGCCCAAGCCCTTGATAAAGGTTTTGGACGTTCTGATAATATCGTCTGCCGCCGCTGCATCCATACGGTCAACGGTGTAGCCCTGCAAGATAGACAAAATGTCCTTCAGGTACGGAATACGGCCTACCGGATTTATGTTGCTGATAAGGTTTCCCCCCAGCACAACATTTTTCACGGCTTCTCCCGCATTTTTTTCATCACCGGAATAGCCGGTAAATGCTTCCAGAATACGTTCCGCCCAGTTCTTATCCTTGTCATCGTCCCGCAGGCCGTCCACAATGGACTGCGCCAGTGCGTTCACCACGTCCGTCACCAGCAATGCGCCTACAGACCGCTTCAGCTGCTTCAGCGCCTTGCTGCGCTTATGCGGATTCGTTTCATACACCCATGCGTCGTAGGCCCGCATCAGGACGTTCAGGCTTTTCAGCGGCTCACCCATGAAAGACGTGGCCTGCCGCGTCAATGCGTCGCTGTCCCGCATGATCTGCGTGCGCTGCATAACGCCGTCCACCACCTGCGTCTGGTCGATCACATCCGTGAACAGCTCCGCCACCTGCCGGTAATACGCATCGCTGCCTACTTCCGTGTTTGTGTTTGCTGCCACCTGCCATTCGCAGGCGTTCCAGATTTTGCCCCACGTCACCGCGTCGGCCTTTCCGGCCAGTGCCATGCTCTTGTCGTTCAGCCATTCCCGCACGTTTCCGTCTGAACCGTATACCTCACGCGAAATGGTGTACCGGCTGCCCTGGTCAAAGCCGGATGTATCCTTGATCCCCGCAATAGCCGCCCACTTTCTGGCCTTGTCCCATCCGTTCCCAGCCGTCGCGCCTTTCGTAAGGCCCTTTGTCATGTTCTCCGGCTCCAGCACCACAGCCGCACGACAGTATGCCGTAGGCTGCTGGATGATTACACGCAGGTTCGCGCCAACCGCTGCGCCTTTCGTATTGCCCACGATGCGTTCCACGGTCCTTGTGGTAGAGCTGGCGCTTTTTACCATGCCGTTCTGCACATCCCGCATCAGGTTCCGCCAATAGCTCTGGGCCGCGTCGCCGTACACGCCGGACAGGACCTGCCGCACATTCTTCCCGGTCAGGTTGCCCATGCTGTCCCTGTACCGGTAGTTGTACAGACGGTTGATGTCCTCCATTGGAGCCAACAGTGTCGCATACTTGATCATATCGCTGGCGTTCTGCGCAAACACGTCATACGCGCCGCCGATGTCCAGCGCATTGCTGGCGTTGGGGGTCAGCGCCTTTGCACTGCCCATATTCTTGATCGACCGTGCGTTGTCCGCGTCCTTCTCCACGCTGGAGGCCACCGCATCCTTCGCCGCCTTGATGGGCCAGTAATGCTCCTCCTTGAACTTCCGATAGCCGTACACCTGCATACTGGCGTTGTTGCCCCACTCCGCCAGTTTGGTGCTTGCCAGCTTTTGCAGCCCGTTTGCCACCTTGATCTGCTCCGGCGTCAACACAGAAATGATGGCCTTGATGTCCTCCTCCGTCAGCAGAATGTTGTCGTTACCACGCGGGATCGCCTTCAGTTTGCCGTTCCGCTTGATTTCCGGCTGCACAATGCCGCCCACCGTCAGATGGTGCATGGCCTGTTCGCCGCGCCGCGCCAGATTGTATAGGTTCATGATCTGGTCGCTGGTCAACGTCAGCTCCACGCCCCTGCCGGTGGTGAAGGTGTGCCGTTCACCCCGGTTTTTATACACGTCCGCATCCAGAAACTTTTTCGCCGCGTTCCGCAACTCCATCAGCATCACGTGCTCTCGGTCCTGCGCGTTCCGAAGCGTTCGGTATACCTGCATGCCGCCGTCGCCGTAGGCAGAGAAGAACGTATACGGATCTGCCATGTCCAGCGAAATTTTCCGGTTTCGCCGCTTCCGGCTCATGCTGCCCATCATAAGGCTTTCCGCCCACTCGCTGGTCCGTGCGTACTTCTGATTGGCCAGCGTCCGGTCGTAGCTGGTCAGCGTGGTCTCGATAGCACGCACCGTGTTCCACACGGCCTCCAGCTCCGTCACATTCATGTCAGCAATGCGCTTGCCGCCCAGCGCGGACAGAGAATCCAGCAGACCGCCGCTTTCCGTCAGCGCCGGGTCTACCACCATATTCCCCTCGTTGTCCAGAATATCATCATAGATCTGCTTGAGCCGGTCTGCCTCCAGCGTCCTTCTGGTGGGGTCGCCGTCCGCGTTTTTCCGCAGCCGCCCATTTTCGTCGTAGCTGTTCGCGCTCTCCAGGTTAATATTCCGCAGCAGGGCCGCCACCACTACGCGCAGCTCCTCCGGAATGTGCTGCTTGTCCGTGGGATTCACCAGTTTGCGGGAGATTGCGCCGGTGTGCCGTGCGATCCGCGCCCGCATCGCCGTTGCTTTTCGTCTTTCGCTGCCCTTCTTGGTCTTCTCGTTGTACTTTTTCCGCAGCGCGTTTACGTCGTCCCGGCGCTTCTGCCGCTCGCGGGACAGCATCTCACGCACACGACCGACGGCCTCCTGCTTCTCCAGCGCACGCCTGTCTGCATACGTTTTCTTCTGCCGCACCTGATCGGAAATCATGCCGTCGATCAGCTGATTGGCGATCTCCTGCACCGCCGCATCCCTGTATCCCTCAAAGGGATTGTGGTAAACGCTGTCAAGGCCATCCAGCACATCCCTGATTTGCAGCAGTTTGTCCGCCTCCGGATACACGTCGCTGGGGAAATAGCCCTCGCCGAACATCTCCGTCAGCTCGCCATACACGGTATCCACAGACGTGCCATTGGACTTGTTCAGTTTCAGCGTTCCCATGTGGCTCTTTCGAAAATCGCCGTAGTTTGCCATGTCCCCGCCGAACTGGATGGTCTGCCGCTTCAAATAGTCCCGAATTTCCAGCAGCTCCGCGCCGTACTCCGTCAGCTCAGAGGTGTTGTCCACAATGGCCTCCGCCACGGCCTTGGCGTGTGGCATCAAATCCTCCATCGTCACGTCCCGCTTCATCACAGCCTTGGCAAGCGCGTCCATCTCGCTCTGCACGTCCGCGTATTTCACATCGCTGCCGTACTCGCGGATGAGATTCTGCCCCAGCTTTTTCACGTCCCGTAGCACCACGGACGGTTCCTTGCTGATGCGCATCTCGCCTTTCAGCTCCTGTACCCGCTGCTTCAGCGCCTCGTTCTGCTTGGCCAGCGCGTTTCGCTCCTTTTTGAGTTCCCGCGCCTCGCGCTCCACCTCCGCCGTGGCTTTCAGAGAAAACCTCGCATTTTCCACGCTGTTGACGGCATCCAGTCGGGCTTTTTCGTCGCCGCTTGCGTATTCGATCATCCTAACACCGGCGTTTTCCAACGCTGCCTTTACCTCTGCGCTGGCGTCGTTAGGGATGACCGCCGCCAACACCTCATCAAATCCAACGGCTCTCTGTGGCTTCGCCTCAAAATACCCCGTCGGCATATTGGAAATATCCTGTGCCAACCGCAGCACTTTTTCCGCTGTGTCCGGTTTAATTTGCAGCGTGGGGTAAGTACGAAGTTCTTTGTCAATAGCCGCCACAGTCCGTTTTGTACGCAGCGTCTCTACAATAGCCGACGCCGCATCGTCTGATGCGATAAACTCATTCCTTGCTGCAGGATCCTTAATCTCGTTGGTCAACTCCGCAAGGCGTTCAGAATACTTCTGCCGGATAGCACTGTATTCTTCTTCGGTCATTTTCTGCAAACGCCCGGAATCTCTTTTGATGTCAGCAATAGAGCCGTAATCCTTTGACGCAACACCCCAAATTGCCTGACCGCCAAAGAAAGTGTTGGCACCCTTCTGATCGCCTTGCTTCATCGCTTTAACAATGTTTTCCAGCGTGATCTCATAGTGCGTTGCCGAAAAACTCCTGCGATTGCCGGAGGATGTATAGTAATCCTTTCCGTTGTAAATTCCCTCGTTTTTTACAACACCGTCAAACAGATCATCCAGCCATTGCTCATACTCCTTCTGGTTTACCTTGTCGCGGATAGCTTTGTTGGTGGCATCCCTGTCCACTTCCTCCGTCACAGTCTCCGTGTTACCGGTCAGATATTTCCGCGTATCCAACATATACCGCGTCTTTGCCGCAACGGTTTCTGCATTTACCACATCAGCCGCATCCTTTGCAGGAAGCCCCAGCTTTTCGTAGTATTTTTGCAGCGCGACATTCAGCGCTTCGCCGTGGTCCTTAAACCACAGTTTTCTTGCCGCAATAGGCGACTCTCCGCCCTTTGCGCGGAAATCACTTACAACGCCGTCTCCCAACTCACGGATCAAGAACGATGCCATTTCCTGCTGGTTGTCGTCCATGCGTGTGACTTCGCGCTTCATTACGTTTTCTACCGCACCCCGCCCGGCATCTTCCAGATAAATGTTCATCACGCGCGGGTCGTCGCGCATTGAGCTGATGATTTTATCTACGCCGCCCTTCCGGTTCAGCTCGTCCTCCAGCGTGTTTGCTGCAGAATATAAGGGGTCTGCAAAGCTCCTGCCTTTCGACCGCTCCATACGGTAAAACAGGTCGTGGATTTTCTTGGCGGATTTCTCATTTACCTCGTACTCAATTTGCGGGGCAGTTGGTGTCCATGCGTCGTAACCGTATACCTTGTTGCTGCGGAACAGCTGCGGGTCGATGGTATCCTTGCTGAACACAAACGAAATGTCGCCGTACTCGCCGTGGCCTTCGTCTGCCTTTACGATGGCAATACTCGGCATGGGAAGTCCGCCCAACTTTGCGGCATCCAGCAGGTTCTTCTCTGTCAGGTTATGCAGCGCCAGCAGGTTTTTTGTCTCCTCCACAGGCGCTTTCAGCGAAAACTGCGGCTTGACATTCTCGCCCGCGGTGGGTATACTGTTCTTAGACGTAGAAGCCGTGGGCTGTGTGAGCGCGTCCGTACTGGATGTGGCCGCAGTCGGTCCGGTTTCTACGTTTGTTTTTTCCGCAAATGTAAACGCAGAACCATCCGGCATAACAATGCGGTGCATATCGTAATGTTTTTTGCTGGTTTCTCTTACTACGACCGCCATATTCCCCCGCACCTCGTTTATGACAACAGGCGCCGCGAGAGTAACTGTGCTGTATCCCCGCCCCTTATGGTCATCCTCACGGTAAATTTCTTTTCCACGCTTGAGCACATAGGGTAGGGCCGCAAACGCCGCGATTTCTCCATCGCTCTGCAAGTAATTAAGCGCGCTGTTTACATCTTTGCGGCTAACTTCAATTTCTCCATATCTCTGCCTGTCTACGCGGTTTCCGTATTTCAGCGCTTCCGTTTCCGCCCACGCCCGTTTCTGCTTAATATTCATTTTACTGAAAATTTCAGAAACGTTCTTTTGCACTACCGGCTCCGTATCATTCAACGTTTTACTGGCGTTGGCGATTTGTTGTTTGATGCTGACAACTGTTTTATCGGAAGTATTTTTCAGGCTGTATTTTACACCGTCACCATCACTGGCGGCGGTTTTTGTTTTCTCCGCCTGCCGCTCCGCCGCGTCAAAAGCCGCCTGCCATTGCTTGGCAATGTTTTCCAGCTCGGCAAAGTCCTTGCCGTATGCCTCCTGCGCCGCCATGTCGCGGTATTTGCCGGTGAACAGGCCCCTGACCTTGTTGAGAAACTCCTTCAGGCTGTCCAGCAGCTTCTGTGCCGCCGTCCGGTTTTCCTTGGAGAACTTGGCAAACAGGTCTGCGTCGTCCAGCATGTCACCGGCGAAGTCCGCCGCAAGCTCGTCCATCACCTCGTCACGCGTCAGCGTCACGCCCTCCTGCTCCGCCGTCTCCATGTACCGCTCCACGATCTCCGCCTCTGTGTCCGCGCCGTTTTCGCGCATCTTGTACTCCACCGCAGCCTGCCGGAACTTCCGGTATTCAGAGGGGGACAAGTCCTGCATTCGGTGGGTGATCTCATGTGCGGTCACGTTCAAAAGAGGCTTGCCGCTGTCAGCGGCGATTTGGATGAGATTCTGCTCTTTGATGTACTGGCCGTTGGCTCTGCCGCCAAGCACCTGATCCACGATCTCGATCCGGACGCCCAGCTTCTTGCCCCATGTGTTCAGCGTGGCGGCGGTGTCCTTCTTTGCTGCGATCAGATACCGACTATACTCGTTGTCCGCCAGACCGGGACCCGCCGTGGTTGTCACGGACGCTACCTCCGCGTTCTCCCGTGCCACTTGCGCCCGTGCGTCCTCCAGCCCAGCATTGTACGCCGCGTACCGCTGCTCCGGCGTCAGCATCGCCGCGTACTTGCCCTTGGCCTTGTCCGCTTCGATGCCGTTCAGTCCCGCGTTGTACACGCTGGAAAATCCTGCATACAGGGAAGGTGCGTCCTCTGCCGTCCGGCTCATTTCCTGATACGCCTTTTGCCCGTTTTCCAAAAAGCCGCCTACGCGCTTCTCTGCGCGTTTCTGCGCAGCAGGGGAGGGAGGTGTAACCCTCTGCGTTTCCTGCGTCACCTCGCGGCTTGCAAGCCCCGCAATGTCCCGTTTTACCTGACTGATCGGCTTGTCCGTGTCCAGTTTCACGCCGGTGCGCTGCTCCAGCACCTCCACCGCCACCGGGTCACGGGCGATAGCCGCCGCCTGATTGCCGGTGATGGTCTCGCCCCGCGTCACAGCCTCCACCGCCTCCGCAGACTTTGCGTTCATCTCCGGAGCGGTGTTCTGCTGCACATCTCGGTTGTACTGTGCTTTTGCTGCGCCATACGCGACACGGTTGGCAAGGGCATTCACGCCCATTGTGCCGCCGGACAGCAATCCGCCGACGATAGCGCCTCCAGCAAACTCTTCGGCAGCGGTGCCCGGATCAAAAATCGCGTTTTCGTTTACGCCAAAATACGGATTATCGGCATCATATACCGCATTTTGCAGTGTTCGGTCGATGATGCCCTGCAAAACCTCCTCCTTGCCCTCGTCAAGCATGGTGTTCACCAGCGTCCGCCACGCCGCCTGGTTCGCCACCTTTCCGGGCAGGTTTTGGATACCGCCGCTGATCTCGATCTCCGACCCCAGCAGCGCGTTCCCGATGGCGTACAGCGCGGCCCGCTTATCATCTACGCCCTCCGTCTTTGCGTCGTTGTAGCTGTGAGAAAAGATCTGCGCCGCGCTGGAGAGATAGTTGGGGTCCTTGGCCCGTGCCGCCGCCACATTCTTCAGCGTCTGCACCAGCGCGGGGGAACTCTTGGCCGCCGTCTGCGCTGCCAAGGTGCCCGCCTTTGCCGCCGCGCTGGTGCCGCCGGAGGCGAAGGCGATGGCCAGCGAGGGCAGCGCCTCCACCGCAGACGCCAACAGATTCTCCCCCTTCTCCGCATACTGGCCACCCTTGGCGGTGTTTTCCGCGTACTTCTGCTGCAGCCCCTCCTGTTCGAGGGCAATATTTTCGTCCCATGCGTTGAAAAAACCGCGCTCGTTCATCGGTGCGATATTTCCAAACAGCGCGTTCCAGCCCTTGGCCACCGTGCGCTCTCCAAAGGCCAGCGGCGTGGTCACATCTCGTGCGATAGCCGAAAGACCCATGCCTCCCGCTTTCAGCAGGCCCTTTCCATAGTTGTACCCCTTGTTGGCCTGCTTGTCCGCACCATAATTCCCCGCGCCAAGGGCGGAAATATTGTAGTCGTTTTGCTTTTTGGAGCTGAAATATTCCTTGTTTGCCTGCATTGCAGCCTTGTCCGTATGCCATGCAACGCCGTCAGAGGAGCCTTTGCTCGTATCAACACCGACATATGTGGCCTTTGGGCCGCGCTTTTCCTGCGCTGCAGAGGGGCCAAGCGTTCCGGTATATGTTACTTTTCGCTTTTTCCCGTTTCGTTCGGTATTCCCAACGTAAGTTACCTTCATACGGCCTCCTAATCAGAAACGTTAAAGCCCATTTTCTTAATATCCTGTTTTTGTTTCGGGCTAAGATCATCCCACACAGATTCTACCAACTGCGCCGCTCCCTCGGCATCCCCGGCATACAGCCGCCCACTTATTGTTCTCTGTATGTCGCTGAAAGAAGCAACGCCGCTGCCTGTCGCCTTTACCTTGTTGCCGGAATTTTCGATGCGCGGCCCGGTCCCTGCGGTAAAATCAAATTGATAATCCGCAGAATTGTTCTTCGTCTGCGCTGACGACCTTGCCGCTGCCTGCGCTGCTGCCTTCTGCGCGTTATAATCAGCCAAGCTGTCCCTGTACCGGTCATATTCGTCGTTGGCCAGATTGCGGTACAGGTTGGCGTTGTCCAGCAAATCGCTTCGATCCTGCGAGTACATCTGCCGTGCTACCTCCTCCAGCTGTGCCATGTACTGGTTGTACTGCTGCTGCGCCGCCGTGGTGGCATAGCTGGATGCAAGGCCGCCGGTGCGGCTGGCCACCTGACCAAGAACGTCCTGCATGCTCATCCGCCCGTTATTTCCGTACCGGTCAGCCAATGCCTGATACTGACTTCCCTTTGTCCAGTCATCATAGTTCATGCTGATCAGCTGTTTGGCCAACTCATTCAGCGTGTCCATGTACTCGCTGTTGTAGGTGGGCAGCTCGTCAATGCTGGCGGGGAGGGTTACCTGCTGATTCGATCCGTAAGATCCGCCGCTGGATGCCCCGCCTCTGCCGGTATCCGTCGGCAAGAAGGAAATGCCTGCGCCGCCACGGATCGCCCCGGCAAGAACAGCATCCGGGGAAAGCCCGCTCGGTGTTCGCGGAATAGCGCCGGTAATCGCCCCAGTTACCGCTGCGGTCGATCCCGTGGTTGAATAGTTCCGAGGTGCCGCACCGGAAACAGCCCCTGCAATGCTTGGCGTGGGCGTTATGGTGCTCCGGGAGCCGTTGATGTTGCCAATGTTGTAGGGGCCGCCCCCCCAAGATTTCTCAATGGCATTTGCCAAAGACGGCAGTGTGGTTTTTTTCTTCCCAATATCGTCGTATTTTTTTCTGATATCCATTATGTGCCCTCCGTGTTGTTGTTTTCCAGTGCCGTCACGCGCTGTTCCAGTGCCGTCACGCGGCCAGCCAGCGCAGTTTGGTCATTGCTCAGTGTCGTAACGCTTTGCAGCAGTGCAGATATGCTGGCACTGTGGCTGTTCACTGTGCTCTGCAATGCGGACACTGTGTTTTGAAGCGCAGTCAGCAAAATGTAAATCTCTGCACTGGAAACGCCTGCCGCACTGACTGTTTTGCCAACATTACTGATGGCCCAATCTGTCCGCTGACACATATACCTGATATAGTCCTCGATGATTTGGAACGCAGTCTCAGGGTCTGATTTTGGTATAGCGTTTAGGCTCTCCGGAAATACGATCACGTCACATCACTCCCCAAAATAAATTCTCTGGATATACCGAGCACCGCGCACGGGCCTTTTCCCTCCAACCGAAGCTCAAATTTATCGCAACGGTTTGCAGCAAACCGCATCCGCGTCACATTGACCTCGCGTCCAATCAGTCTTCCGCACTCCTTCCACGGCTTTCCATCGCAGCGCATTTTGACGATCACATAGCTTCCCACCGGCAATTCCACCCGCATCAGCATCCGTGAATACGCTTTTTTCCCGTTCAGCGTTTCATACATCGGCGCAAATTGCACCATCCACATCTGCGTCTGCGGCGTTTCCTCTCCATCCAGCAGATAAATGTTTCCGCTGCCGTCCAGCATATAAAGCTGCCGACCCAGCCGCGCAAAATCTACCGCCTTTGTCTCATCCTCCAGCACCCAAATGCCTGTTTTGGTCTCGTACACCATCAGGCGGCTTGTGTCACCGTCTTTTACGCTCAGGTAATATCTGTCTCCGTCGTTTCCTGCCACCGCGTCCGAAAAAACTTTCTCGCCGAAATTCTCACTGATCAGCGTGGGCGTACCGCCGGAATAGGCGTACACCCCGTGAGGCCCTTTGTAAAACAGCGTGTCGTTAATGACCTGCTGGCTCTTGTGACACCCATCTTGCAGACCTTCCAGCTCGTAAGTGTACATGGAATATTCTGCCGGATAGCCGCCCAGCATTTTGTGCAGTTTTGTTTCCTTCCAAAACAACACGGAAGAGCTGAGCTTGCAGCATCCTGTAAATTTTCCATCCGTGCCGACCGCCAGCGTATAGGAATCCGTTGAAAGTCCTTCGTACACATAAAAGTTGGTGGGGTCTCCCAGCGCACTGGCGTACAGTGTCTGTGTTGTACTGTTGCACCCCCATAACCGGTTTTCGCTTTCGCAGATAAAATCAAGATCCGGGATTTTTCGCTCTATCTTGATGCTTGTGCTGGTTTCCGTCGCCTCTGTAAAGGTATTGTCCGCCACGGTGATTTCCTTGGCAGTGACGGCTTTGATCACAAAATCCTTGTTGTTCGCGCTCTGGGTCACACAGCCGGATAGCGTAACGCCGTCGCCCGCCTTGAAAAGCGTTGTCAGGTCCGTCCACCCGCTTACCGTCATCTTATTCTTCGTAAACTTGGCTTTGCTTCCCGTCACCGTCGCCGCCAGCGGCTTTATTTTTTTGGAGTTAATATCCAGATACACCTTGTCCGGCCATATCACCATCTTCGTGTTGATCACGGCGAACTGCTTTTGCCCTGCTGTCACTGTCCCGATCTTTTTCCCATCATACAGCAGAGATGTCCCCTGTACCACGACCAGCTTTCCCCATGCCGTCATTGCCGTGGCGTTCTTATAGGGGTCTTTTTTCACGCGGCCTTTTCGCGTGGTAATATAGGGCCACCGCCTGGCAGACACATTCAGGCTATCCCGTAAATCGCCGTCTTTCAGCGCATCCGACCAGTTGATGCCGCGCATCTGTACAATATCCACTTTGTTTGGCCGCAGATCATACGGCAATTCCGGCATTCGCATCACATCACCTGCACACTTCCGCCATACGCAGGGCAGTTGTTCCGCCGCCACCACGCCAGCGCCTCACCCAGCGCCTCGTCATACACGGCTTTGTCGTTGCCGTACAGCGCTGTTTCGTTGTTGTAGTAGTCAATTTGGCTGCACAGATACAGCACATATACCCGGTCATAGGGGGAAGGGAGCAGCAGCTCCCCGTCCCCCGTGGGCCAGTCGTGTACGCGAGATTCTGTGCATATCCGTTCTGCGATCTCCTTATCCAGTCCCATCACCCACGCCGCCTTTTGCTCGTCGCTGATGGTATTCATCCGCAGCTCATCCGCCTTGGAGATCGTTCCCGTTACTGTCATGCCGCACCTCCTTACTCCCCCAGCAGCTTGCCCCAGGTGCCTTTACCGGCGATACCGTCCGCACCAAGCTTGTACTTGGTCTGGAACTTCTTCAGCGCCGCCTCGGTGCCGCCGCCGAAGTCTCCGTCCGCACCGGCAGAGCCGCAGGAGAACCCGTAGGCGATCAGCGCCGCCTGCAGCGTCTTCACGTCCGCGCCCTTCATGCCGCGCCTGAGCATCCGTACCTGCATGGGCAGCGTCGCGTCCTTCTCCGCAGGCACCGGCACCGGCGCGTTGGCGCTCTCCACGAAGGGTACGATCAGCGCCGCGCACAGCCCCTTGGCGATGGTCTCGCCGATCAGGGTGGTGTTGTCGATGATCCACTGCGCGATGCGGGGGACATCGTGGAAGTCCGTCTCGATGTACACCGTCGTGGCGGCAGGATGCTTCACCTCGTACAGTGCGGGGTATGCCCGGATAACATCCGGTGCACCCGGCGTCACAGGCCCCAGCACATCCAGCACCGCCTGACACGCCTTGTACCCGGCGCTGTTCCGGTCGCCGCTGTAACAGAACAGATGCGTACCGCTGGCCTTGCCGTTGCAGGCGTTGGAGTGGATGGGCACATGCAGGTCAGCCTTGAAGCGGTTGGACGCCGCCACACGGTTTGCCATAGTGTCGTACTGCCCCAGCATCACTTCCACACCGGAGCGCTCCAGCGCGGCCTTGCAAGCCTCTGCGATGCGCCCGCACTGGATGGCCTCGGTAGTGCCGCCCACCGCATAGCTGTTGCTTCGCTGGTTGCTGGGGGACAGAAACACCCTCTTAGCCATTGTTGCCAGCCTCCTTGTGGTACTGCGCCGTGCTGATGCACAGCACCGCGCCGAGGAACGTGTCCACGGCGGTGATGGTGGTCACCACCTCGTCAGCGTAGGGCCACGCCCATACCGCCGCCAGCGCCGCGTACAGCGTGGCCACGGCGGGCATAACGATGATGACCAGCCATTTCAGGATGTCGTATACCTTGTTGTTCAGTTTCATAACAAATTCCTTTCCGGCCTGTCGGCCTGTTCAATTTTTGTCTCACCGTATGGGCAGCTTCCGCACTTCCTCCATGACGCGCCGTGCGCTGCCGTTGCCGCCCATCTCCTCATACGGCTCGTAGAGGTACACCTGCAAGTTCTCATACTCGTCCTGTGTGACGTAGCCCCGCTCGATGTACACCATGCCGAGGTGGATAATGCGGTCGTGGGCCAGCCCCACCAGCATCTTCCGCTCCGCATCGTCTGCCTTGCTGCGCTTGTCCGTCAGCTCCATCCGCTTGAGGATCACCTTGCTCACCACGCCCCACAGGGCGGTGGAGGTCAACAGTGCCACAAGAAGCGGCACGCCGACATTTGTCCACACTTCCATCCGGTCACCTCCTACAACTCGGCGCTGAGCACGATCTGTGCCCCTTGCCGCATGAACAGGGCGTAGGTCTCGCCCGCCGTCAGGCCGCTGGACGTAAAGATCAGACTTCGCATGCTGCAAGCCCCGCCGGTCTGCATTGCCCAGCCGCCCGTGACCCTGGTGACGTCCTTCAAGGCGCTGGACGTTTTGCCCGCCTTGAAACGCGATACGCCGCCGGTTGGGATGGTGGGTGTAGGCGATATGCGCATGGGAACAGCCAGTGGGATGGGTACCCACAGGTCGACGGTGTTGTTGGCGTACCCGATGGCCACGCCGTTGCCGCTTGTGTCGTAGGGCGTGGCGATGACTTGCAGATAGCGCATACACTTGGTCAACTCCTCGCCGTAGTCGGGCATCTCGTTCAACACCCACGCGCCGCTGCTGTTCTGATGGGCCAGCGTCTGCTCCGTCCCCACCTCCAGTTTGACGGCCACGAGTTTTTTCCCCGCCGCCGTGACTGTGACCGTCTTGGTTGCGCTGTCGTAGGTCGGCACCACATCGCCCACTCCGGCCTGCGTCAGGGCAGATGCCGTCACAGTGCCGACCGGCGCAGTCTCCAACACCTGCTGCATGGTTCCGTTCAGCGTGATGCCGTCCGTGTTGATCGTCACGCTGCCGCTCACCAGCTTCCAGCGGTCCAGAAAATACCCTGCGCTGCTGATGGTGCCGCTGACGTCCCGCTGGTTCACCGGCGCACCGAAATACCAGTTGTCCAGCAGGTTCCGGGTGCAGGGCTGCACTTTGGTGGCAATGACGCCGCCGCTGATGGAGATACCATCGCCCGCCGTATACGGTGCTGGTGCGCCGATGTTCGCCCGTGCCTGCGCCTTCTGGGCGTCGGTCAGGGTTTGCGGGGCATTGTACTTGACGGCGTTTTGTACGTCTGCAAGATCACGCCCAAATTGCGCCTCAGAGCCGACATAGCCACTGGCAGATGCCGTTTCGTATGCGCTTTTCCCGTCAGCCCCAGGGTCGCCCTGCGCACCGGGCGCACCGTCCTTGCCGGGAAGCCCTCGTTCGCCCTGTTTTCCTTCTGCACCGGCTGGGCCTGTCGCGCCCTGCGCGCCAGCTGGGCCGACCACCAGTCCCAAATCAATTTCAGGCATTTTTGTTCCTCCTTACACTGTCAGTATTAAATGACCGGCGCTGTTAATGGAGAGATTCGGCGGTACGTTCCCCGTATAAGACAGGATCAGATGTCCGGTCTCATCGATCCGAAAACCATACATACCATCCGCCTCTACCACTGCGCCAGCTGGGCCGGTATCGCCCTTTTCGCCGGGCGCACCGTCCTTGCCGGGCGCGCCGTCCTTGCCGGGCGCACCGTCCTTGCCGGGGATGCCCTGTTGCCCGGTGGCTCCTGTCGGGCCGGTTTTTCCTTTTCCGCTGATGCTGCTTTTGTAAAAGCTGCCGCTTTCCGGATCCCATAGCATCCAGTATCCGTCCCCGCCTAAATACGGGTATTTCCCAACGGCGCTTTCCGCCTTTGCTGCGGACTGTCCGGCTGAAACGGCGTCACTTTTTGCTGCAGCGGCATCTTGTTTGGCGCTTTCCGCGCTTGCCGCCGCTTTCGTTTCGCTTTCTCTTGCGGCATTGGCGTTATATGCCGCGCTGATTTCACTTTGTTTGGCGGCATCTTTGCTTTTCTCGGCATCTTCGGCGGCGGCCCGTGCATCCGCTATCGTTCCGATGATCGCTTCGATCTGTGTCTGCATCTGCGCTGCCTGTGTAGGCGGCACATCCTGTTCCGTTTCTGCGCTGCCGCTCCACTTACTTTCGCCCACCGTAAAGGTGCCGTATACCGCCGTAGTCGCCCTCGCCTCTTTGCCGCCGGAAGCCTCTGCCCCCTTGATGGCAAGCGCCATATCTCCCGCGTACTTTTTTGCCCCGTTCGGCACCGGCACAAGGTAGACGTTGGTGGTATCGCTCTCCAGCATTTGTGCAGCCAGCAGCACCTCCACGGTGCTCTCGCCCAGCGCATCGCAGAACTGTACCGTTTTCGCCAGCCCCTCCCACATGGGGGAGAACTCCATCCGCAGCACCACATCATTGTGGCTTCCCGCCGCGCCGATCAGCACCTTGTCACCGGCGATGTATTCATTCTGTATTTTCAGCGGGATCGTTCTTGTCATGTTTCACGTCCTTTCTGCTGTGACACGGCGCAGCAAGTCAAAAGGGAAACGCCCCTCTTGCCTTGCTGCGCCGTGTCACAGCCATCTTTGTGTCTCGCGGTAGTATGCAGTTGTCAGTTCAGCTGCGCCTTGACCGCCTCATATTCCCGGCTCTTCTGCTCCAGCATCTCCGCCGTCGCCGCGTCCTGTGCCATAGAGCGGCGGATGATGTTGTACACCTCGCGGGGAATGCGGACGTGCTTGCCGCGCTGGATGCGGTACACCTTGCCGTTCCAGCCCACCACGATGTCGTCCTTGTACCGATCATCATCCTTGAACGCCCAGAACGGCACCATGCCGTCGTCGGAGGCTTCCCCTGCCGCCATGCCGCGCATAACGGCCTCTGCTGCTTTCGCGGCCTCCTTGGCATCCTCCGCCTCCTTCTTGGCCTGCGCCAGCGCCTCGTTTGCTGCTGCCAGCGCCTTTTCCATCTCCTCCGGAGTTCTCTGCTTCTTGTTGTCAGCCATGCTCATTCCTCCTTGCATTTTGGGTATGCGGAGGGGAATGACCCCCTCCGCGTTACCGTCAGTTCATCGCGCCGCTCTCAAAGGTGGAGGCGGATTCGATGCGCACCATGTACTGCTCCACCAGACGCTCCGCCACCTTGGTCAGCTTCCAGCCTGCGGTGGCACGCTGATCCAGCGGGTCAGCCGTACCGGCAGAGCCGCGCTGCTTGACGATGTGCTGCAAGCCGCCGCCCTCCAGCTCCGTCACGCCGTAGGCGTCTGCGCCGAGGATCAGGGTAGAGTACACGTCGCGGCCATTTGCGCCGCCCTCGCCGGGATACACCACCGTGCCGTCGGTCACAGCGGCAGGTGCCGTTTTCGTAGTGATGGTAGCGGCACCGGCAGCACCTGCGGCAGCAGATTCCACCTCCAGCAAATCCTTGCCGATCAGAATGTCTCTGCCGGTCAGCGCCTTGGCCTGCTTGTCGGTGAGCTTTTCCTTGATGGTAATGACCTTCCCGGTCGCGCTCTTGGCAGTCAGGTTTCGGGCGCTTTCCTCGGCGCCGTCCTCGATCTTCAGGGGAGTGGCGTGGAAGATCTTTGCCTCTGTGGTCTCCACAAAGCGCACACCCTCGATCTTGCCGATCTCGCCCTCGTAGATGCCGTCGGGGTCGGAGTAGGTCTTCACATCCACCCACTTCTTGTCGCTCATCAGGTCATAGGCGGTGTCGGGATGGATAATACCGGCAAAGTAGCCGTTGATCTTCTGGGCGTTCATGACCTTCAGGGCGCGTACAGCCTTGCGGATGTCATCCACCGTCAGGTACTTGTTGTTCTCGGCGGTGCTGTCGCCGCCCACCAGCTCAGAGCGATCCTTCGCCCCACCGGCGTACACCACATTGGTGCCGCCAGCCAGCACCTCTCGGGTGATGGTGTCGGCGGTACGGCCTGCCTGAGATGCCAGCAGGCGGGTGGCCTGTACCAGGTTGTTGTCGATAGCCGTCAGCTCCAGAATGTCGGACAGTTCGATGTAACCGCCGTACTGCTTGATGGTGGCGCGGATCACGCCCATGCTCATCTTCTGCCCGGCGGGGGTCACACCTTCGGTCAGAGGCACCAGAGCCTTGGGCAGGCTGTCGTACTTCCGGAACTCGATGGTTTTACCGCTGTTCTTGGGGATGGGGTGCTTCTGGCCAAACTGGTCATGGATCAGCTCCGGCTCGGCGAGGTTGATGAGGCGCATAGAGTAATACACCTTCATCTCGTCGCTCAGACCGGGATCCAGCGTGGTATTGGTGTATGCGTCAAACAGGTTCAGCACCACCGGCATCAGGTACAGGTCGTTGTAAATTGCGTTCATGTAATAGCTCCTTTCCGCATATCGCAGCGGAGCCGTATGTCAAAAGGAAATGCGCTCGCCTCTTGCTACTCTCCGCTCGATCTCCTCAAAGTCCGCTCTCGTCAGCTTTGAGGGATCCGTTTTTGTAACAAACGCGCTGTTGGAGCTGGTGCCGTTCTCACTGGGACGATTGCCCTTAGCCCGGACGTTATCGGCCACCTTCTTCTCCGTGCTGGCGGCAGCGGCCTGTACCGCGTTGCCCATCAGCTCGTCAAAGTGCAGCACCTTGTAGGCGTGCTCCATCGGTGTACCGGCTTTCAGCAGGCTCACAAACTCGTCGTTTTGCAGCTCCTGCACAAGGTCAAAGTTCTGGTACATGGGATTGCCCCTCATGGTCTCCGCCTCCATGTACCACTTCTCGCTCTGCGCCCGGATCTGCGCCTCCTGCTGCTGCATCTGCTGGCCGCGAAGCAGCTCGGCGTTCTCCCGCCGCAGACGGCGGAACTCCTTGTACTGCTCCTCGCTCATGCCCGCCTCCTCGGCGGCTTCGCTCCAGTAGGCGTGGTCGTTGTCCACGGCCTCCAGCAAACGCTTTGCGTCCCCGTCCGCGATGCCGTAACGCTCCATCAGCGTATCCAGCACCGGCTGGTAGGACTGCATCCGCTTCTCCGTCTCCCGCGCCTCCTTGAAGCGCCGGTCGATCATCCGCTGTGTCTCTTGGGTGTACAGATCCTTGTACTCCCCATTGATCAGCTCCCGGAAAGCCTTTTTCTTGGCCTCCAGCGCGTCGGACGTGGTCTCCACGTCCTTCACCTTATCATCAGTCCCGGCGTCGGACTGTACTTCCGTCTGGCTCTCCGCCTGTTTGCCGTACTTGACGTTGGCCAGTGCGCCCGATTTGCTCTGGCGGGTGGTACCGGAGCTTGCCTGTGTCTCGCCCTGTGCGGTGGCAGCTGTCGCCCCATCGCTGCCCTCGCCGTCAAAGAGGCCGAGGGAAATCTTGTAAAGGTACATATCTGTTCCTCCTTTGATTCGCGGGCATATCGCTCCCGTGCAGCGCTCCCCATCCACCCTTGCGGCGGGCGGCGGCTCGTTGCCGCCGTCACACCGCGCAGGCAGGGAGGAAGTATCTATATCATAGAAAGGGGGCGCGGTCTCCCGCACCCCTAAAACGAAAAATATTTTTATTTTTTTTCGATTTTTACGGAGATCGCCTCCGGCTTTGCCATTTCCAGCTGCAAAAAGCCGATTTCCAGCAGGTCATACAGCCACCTCCCGCCGTGCCAGCGCAGGTACGCATCCCCGCTGTCCAGCCTTTCCAGCACCAGCTCCGCCTCCTGCGTGTTGTGCAGCCAGCCCGCCGCCGTGTACAAGAGACAGCTTACCGCCGCACACACGTCAGGGTATCCCGTGGCGTGTCCCTTGCACCTCACGGAGCAGCTGTCCCCGTGATGCAGTGTTACCTCCGTCATAGGCTGGGCGTGCTCCGCTTTGCCAATGCCTGCCCGTAGCCGGTCATCGGCGTCTGCGCCTCCATGATTCCGCTTGCAAGCTGGCTTGTGGCCTCCGCAGGTGCGCCGCCGCCAGTCTGCGCCGGTGCATCGCCAGTGCCCTCCTGCGGCAGGATAGCGCCCGTCAGCATGGCGATCTGCGACTGCATCTGCATCAGCATATTCAGCAGGGTCTGCCCCTGCATCACCTTTTCCCGCACGGTCTGGATGCCCTCAAAGTCCATCATCTCCAGCGCCGTCAGACTGGCCTGCGCGTTGTCCGGATTAAAAAAGCCCAGCGAGTACAGCTCCTTTGCCCGCTCGTTCTGCTCCATGCGGGAAAAGGGATTCTTTTTCTGCGCCTTGATTTTGAGGTCAAACACCGGCTTGCGGTACATTTCGTTGCCCATCGTATCCAGCCCGGTCACCTGATCCTGCAAGCCCGCGTTGTCGAAATCTACGAACTGATACTCGTTGCCCTCGCCGGTAATGCGGAAGCTGCGGCTCACATCGTAAAACTGCCGCATCAGTTCCACGCACAGCGTGTTGATCTGGGTATAGGCGCGGTAGCTGGCGGAGATCATATCCCGGCTTGCCTTGTTTCCGGCCTCCTGCAAGGCGGCAATCGCCGCTGCCGCCGTCACGTTGGAGGTGCCGCCGGAGTTCACGTCGCGGTTTGCCGCCGTGTCCTTCATTTCCTCAATCTTCATCTGCGCCACCGTGACGTAGATATCACTGAGCGGCTGGGTGACGATCTCCTTGATCCTCTGGTCGCCGATCTCGCCGTTGACGTGTACCAGAGGGCGGTTCCAGTCGATGAACTCCTGCTCGTTGATGGCCGTGCTCTCCGACACGAAAAAGCGCTTTTTGGTCGCCATCATCGCGTTTTCCAGGATGTTGGCGCTGAGCTTGTCAATGTACAGCTGGGGGTCTTTGCAGATCGCCACATACCCAAAGCCGATAGGCGTACCCTTTTCCGGGTACATCACGTCCAGCACAACAGGGTACATCCCGTGGTCGTAAAAGCCCCGCTCCCGGTAGTCCGGATCGTTCTCGCTGGCATACAGCAGGGTAGACCCCACAAACTTGATGTAGTGCAGCGCCGTCCTGCCGCTGGGCGTCTTGACCTTGTAATACCAGTCCACCACCACGCTCTTCTCACTGGTGTCCACGGTGTCATCGTAGATGTACTCCTTCACGTCCACGACCTTGCCCTTCTGTTTGCCCTTGAGTTGGGGGTACTCGCTGTCCAGCAGGTCGTTGTCCACCAGATCCACGATAAACAGATTCCGGCTTTTCTGGATGTCTGTGATCCCCGGCTCCCAGAACAGGTTCAGAAGGTCGATGTTCCGGATCTCGATGTCGCCCAGCCCGTTATCCTTCCGGCTGTCCCAAAACACGCCGTACACCGCCGTGCCGTGCTTCAGCTTTTCCCACCAGTTGTCGGAATACACCTGCTCAAAATGGTTGTACTCCTGCACCACCGGCAAAATCTGGCTCAACGTCTTGGCGCTCTGCTCGTCGCTGCGCTCACGGGGCAGCACCACCGGCTCCGGGTAGTTGTCCATCGCGTCCGCGTGCTTGTTTTGGATGGTGTTAAACAGCCACGCCGACGTAGGCTTTGGCTGGGGAGGGGAGGAGAGGACTTCCTTGCCGCTCTTGTCCACCAGCTTGGCCTTGCTCTGACCGATGCCCTCCCAGTGCCGCAGCTCCCACCACAGCTCGTCGTTGACCACGCGGCTCTCCAGATTGCCCTTGCCGTTTTTGTACCGCGTCAGCAGGTCGATCCCGCGCTCCACGTCCTTATCTGTGATGGTGGGCGTGGCGTCCGTCCGCTCCAGCAGCATCGCCGCCATCTCCGGCGGCATACCGTCCTCCGGCACAATGCCGGGGATGCCGTATCTTTCCATATCTTTTTCCCCCTTAATAGGTCTGATAAAATGCGTACCGGCTGGGCCTGTACTCGTCCTCCGTGTCCAGCGGCGAATAGGGCCGCTCCACGATGTGTCCCATGTCTCTTGGCCCGATAGGGTTTTTCATACAGACATACCGCAGCTGGTCGTAGATATGATCCTCGCCGTCCGTGTCGATGTCCTCCACGTCTGTCTGGTCATAGACCAGATTCGGGACCGTCCGAATAAAGTGCTTGCAGGTGTCGAACACATACAGCATCGGCACGCCGTCTGCGTCGAACGCCAGCCGGTGGTGGATCTGCATCTTGCCGTTGATCCGTGCATGGTCGCCCTTTTCGAAGTAGACCCGCTCCCGTTCCATCAGCGCACCCACGCTTTCCGTGCCGTCGCTCTGCCAGATCGCCGGGTCACCCACGCGGTGTATGTCCCGTCCCCGCAGGTTGGGATCATCCGCCTCGATGCGCCGTATCTCCTGCGCCACCTTGGTCGGTTCCCACATCACGCCGCGGTTAGGCGTTCCGTTGCAGCCGTAAAACTCCCGGATATGGTACATCCGCCGGTTTCTGTCCACCGCGTACCAACCAACGGAAAACGGACGGGAATAACCCCAGTCCAGCCCGCACCAGATCACCCAGTCATCCGGTATCCGAAACGGCTCAATGACGTGTGTGTTTTTCCTGTCCAGATAGTGTTCCCGGTCATTGCGCCACTCCGTAAACACCTGCCCCTCAAAGCTGTCCCAATTTCCGTACAGCAGGGCATTGCGCTCCGCTTCCGGCATACTGGCCAGCCGCTGCACATACAGCGGGTCATTTTCCATCAATATCTTGTTGTCAAACACCGAGGACGGCACAAATATCCGCTGCTGCTGCCCCGTGTGCTTTTTCCCGTCCGGCGTATACCACACCGCCTCCTCCGTGATGGGCTGCATTGGCGGCGCCGCCGTGATAAACCGCTCCTTGACCCAGCCATGCCCGATGTTGCCGGGGTTGGCGGTGGATCGCATATAGACCCGTGTCCCCGCTCCGTTGGGACGGTTACGGGATTTAAGGTAGTCGTATTCCTCCTGCGTAAAATGCGTCAGCTCGTCAAACGCGATAAAGTCATATGCCTGCCCCTGATACTGTATCTTGTCCTGCGGCCTGTTCATGCTCCCAAACACGATCTGTGCGCCGGAGGGGAACCGCCATGTGTGGTTACTGCCGTTGTACCGTGCCTTGGGATACGCACGGGGGTAATAATTAAGCGTCTTGTCGATCAGCTCCCGCAGCTGGGGAAACGTCTTGCGCAGGATCAGCGCCTTGTACCACGGGATATGCACCTGCCGCAGCGCCTCGATGACCAGCGCGTCGCTCTTGCCGCCTCCCGCCGCCCCCCCATACAGGGCTTCGTATTCCGGCCTTGCCATAAATACGGCCTGCCGCTCCTGCGGCTTCCACACGATCTCAGGCATCCGTTTTTACCTCCGGCATCAGCACCACGCCGCCACCGCCATTATCCACAGCAGATCCCATTGTCGTCCACTTATCTATCAGTGTCCCGATCGCCGTCGTGATCTGGCTGGGCGTTGCTTCCGCCAGCTTCTCCGGGTCGTTCAGCGCCGCCAGCCCCTTGCCGATGATCTGGCACACCGTCTCCCGCTGGGCATCCATATATGCCAGCACGTCCACCGTGTTCTCTTCCTTTTTTTGTTCGCACTTTTCCACAATGTCTGCATTCGCCCGCACAAGGTTTTTCACCGTCGTCGCGGACACGCCGTTGATCTTCGCGGTGGCGCAGTAGTTGTTGGTCTGCACATAGTCCGCCAGTATTTTCTTTTTCTGTCGGTCTGTCAGCCGCGCAGCCATTGTCACCACTCCTTCGTTCCTGACGCACCGACCCCCCACCACTGGCCTTTGTCATTGGCACGTCTGTCCCAGGCTTCCGCCACACCCTAATGCTAATTTTTGTGCGTTTGCCCCGTCAGGGCGGAGCCGAAGCCCCGCCCCACAGGGTAGAAAAGAGGGGAAAAAAATGAATCGGCACGGGCAGGTTGCCCCTGCATATCCAGCATACCTATATGTATATCTCCCGCGCACCCCTCAAACGAAAATTTTTTTTATTTTTTCCATTTTCCCTCTTGACATACCACGCAATGCGTGGTAGTATATAGACAGATCAAGAAACAGTGCAGCCGCACAGCGGCAGAAAGAGGAGGAACATCATGAAGAAGCTTATCGACACCGCCACCAACACCACGATCTGCGAGATCGTATCCAACCACAGCATGACGCTGGACGAGGCCATCGAGTGCGCAGGAGGCGAGATCATCAACGATGCCAACGACGAGCGTTGGTCCCCGGAGGAAAATGTCATCATCGATGGCGTGTACTATTGCTACGACGATCTGGATTTTGTCTACATCCCCGACGAGATCTCCCCCGTCGCCCACCGCTGACCACCCGCCATGCGAACGAAAAAATGCATCACCTGCGGCAAGGTGTTCTCCACAGACCGCGCCGAGCAGGCGAAGTGTGATGACTGCCTTGCCGCCGCCAGATCCACCACCCTGCGCACCCGAACCTGCCACACCTGCGGAGCTGCCTTCACCGGCGGCCCCCGCGCCCGCTACTGTCCCACATGCCGGGCCGAGCGGCAGAAAGCCCGGGAGCGAAAGTACCAGGCCTCCGGTTACTCCCGGCACCTGGGAGACATCGATAACTGCGTGATCTGCGGCGGCGAGTATGTCATCCGATCCGGCCTGCAGAAGTATTGCCCCAAATGCGCACCGGATGCCGTCCGCGAAATCGACCGTGCGCAGGCCAACCGCTGGAACGCCGAACACGATTACCGCGCCAAGCGCCGTGAAACACCCCGCCGGGGCGTCAAGGTCTGTGTTGTCTGTGGCCGGGAAATCGTCCCCGGCACCCCCACCGTCACCTGCTCTCCGGAGTGCGCCGCCGCCCACCGGAAAGAGGCCCAGCTTCGCGCGGACGCCAAGCGCCGTGGCCAGAACAGGAAGAAATCGACGCCAACCGAAGCCAAAAAGGAGAAATTACCATGACCACCGACAAACTGTTCTACACCTTATTCGGCGACGCCATCACTTCGCCCGACCGAGACGCTTTTGTCTCCGACTGGTCGCTGTCCTCCGTCTGGGGCGATGCACCGGACGCGGACATCCCCGCAGACCGCATCGATACGCTGGCGCGTCTCTGGGACGCCGCCCGTGGTCAGCGTCGGCTGGTGCGAAAAACGGCTCATGAACGAGGTGGTGTTTTCGACGCGGAGCCATTTGGTC